GCCTCCCATGCCTCCCATGCCTCCCATAAACATATTAAATATATCCATTGGGTTGATTCGTATGCCGCCGCCACCACCCATTCCGGCATTTCCGCCAATATTAACAAATGGGTTGTTACGATTTGCATCATATTTTATTCTTTCATTTGGGTCACTTAATATGCTAAATGCTTCCGATATTTTTTGAAATTTTTCGGTTGACTCTTGACTATTTCCGTTCTTGTCTGGGTGATGCATAAATGATAATTTTCGGTATGCTTTTTTCATATCTTCAGGGGTGCATTTTTCATCTAGTCCTAAAATATCATAAAATGTTTCATCTTTGTTATTTTTCATTTTCGCGATTTTAACAATATGTGATGATAATATTTTATTATAGTTATTTATTATTTTACATGAACATAAACTTAAATGTTTATTTGTTATAATAAATAACACAGAATAGTTATATCATATATTATACTTACACCAAATACTAACAAATGACTACAATAAATAATGATGCGTTTAAAACTATCCGAACACAAACAAATCAACCATTCATCAATAAATACCAGCCTCAATATTTTGAAGATTTTGAACAACTTGATTCGAATGTCGTATTGTTGCTAAAAACGCTTATTGATATGAATAATTTAAATATTTTGTTGATAGGTGACCCCGGTTCAGGTAAAACATCGCTTATATATGCAGTTATTCGCGAATATTATAAAGATAAATATAACGCTGAAAATATTCTTGTATTGAATAGTTTAAAGGATCAGGGGATATCTTATTACAGAAATGATATGAAAATTTTTTGTCAGACTGCATCACTTATTCACGGATATAAGAAAATTGTGTTATTGGATGATATTGATATTATAAATGAACAAAGTCAGCAAGTCTTTCGCAATTGTATTGACAAATATAGTCACAAGGTTCATTTCATTTCATCATGTACAAGTGTCCAAAAAGTCATCGATAGTTTGCAATCACGTAAAATCATTATTAAAATGAATCCTGTCGAAGATACGTGTCTTCAAAAAATATCGAGTAAAATAATTAAAAATGAGAGTATTACGATGACATCAGATGCAGAAAAATTTATTCTTAATATTTCGAATATGTCGATACGAATACTTATCAACTATTTGGAAAAAATAAAAATCCTCGATTCGCCAATTGACCTCGCGGTTGCAAAACTACTATGCACGAATATTAGTTTTCATATTTTTGATGAATATACGATTTGTCTTAAAGATAAAAATCTTAAAAAATCGGTTAATATGCTATATGCGCTATACGACCAAGGATATTCAGTAATGGATATATTAGACAACTATTTCCTTTTTATTAAACTGACCCCTCTTATCGATGAAACAAATAAGTATAAAATTACAAAGATTCTTTGTAAATATATGACGATTTTTCATAATATACACGAAGACGAGATCGAGTTGTCGCTTTTCACAAATAACCTGATTGAGTTGTTTTGATGCTTTCATGCTTTCATGCTTTCATGCTTTCATGCTTTCACTGCATCGCCAACATGTATTTTGCAATTTGAGTATTCGATTCCAAAACTTGTTTCGGTGACATTCTTATAAACCATCCAAAATTGCGTCTCTTAATAAGCTCTGATGCAGGAATATATAAACCAAAATTCTCTTTTGCAAATTGAATGTTAGTGCTGTCGCTCATAAGATCGTCTAATAACACTGGTTTATCTTCTGCATCTCTCACTCCAATAAGATCTGGTTTAATAAGATTAACCATTTTTATGGACACCGCGTCATAAAACCATTTGCTTATTTTTCCTTCAAACTCCATTTCATTGGTATAATCTTGTGATACTATTTCTTCTAAATATTCAATATACTTTTGCATAAAATCTGTATTTTTGTTGCAACCCATCATTTTTGGACACGGCGAAAATGTTATCGCCGACGATGCAATACTATTTGACAACATTTCGGTAACAAAAACTGCTTCTGCGCCTGTTCCAATACTTGTTCCAAGATGGTAAAGTGTTATCAAATCATGAAAGCATACAAATGATGGCGGAACACGCATACCACCATATTTGTTGAGCAAATGTGCCATCGCTAGTTCGCGAATATGTGGGCGAAGAGGTGTTGCCAAATTGCCTACTTTTATACTCCATCCAGGTATTAACTTATTAAATACGTTGTCATCAACAATACAAACATTAAAAGAATCGCCGCATTTTTCCACGATACTTCGTATACACAGGTATAAATAAGGTTGATTTAAATTCTTAGTATTTCGTGAACCGAAGTTCAGCCAGTTTCGTTCATTGATATCGTATTCTACGTGAATCCACATAAATGGTTTATTCCTGTCCATTTTTTTGACATCACTTGCTAAATACTCTTGAATTAAATCGCGCTCTTCTTTTTCAATACCAAGTGCAAGTTTGTTATTGTATTGCGAATACCCGTATCCTATAATTAAAAGAATTGCAATCATAATTATTTGTTGTTTTGTTATTTTCATTGTTGAAGATAGTATATAGTATAATAATTATACAGAATATATTTTATTGTGTATAATTATTTGTATTGGAGTATTATGTATCGTAGTTTGTCAGTTTGTAATCTGAAAAAACTCCGACTTGAATTTGGTGTTTATATCACGCGAAATTTCGTCTTGTTTTGCCATTCGAAATACCCGTTGCATGTCTTGTTCCACTTGTAATGCCGTTGCTTGGTCTAATTTTGTCGTATGATTTTCCCGCGAAAAGTCATATTGTGTCTTCTCTATATCTCTAAACATTTGCATTTCATTTACCGATGTGTATTTTTTACGATTCATAAAATCATCGGTAGTTACGGGTATAACTGACTCCGTATGTGCCTTTTTTAAATCCTCATATTGAAGCGAACTAAATAACCCGCTCGAATATTCGCGCGGTGCTTCTCTTCCCAAACCATAGTACCCTCCATTCCCTCCACACCCAACACTATCATATGTCATAATTTCATTCGTTTCTATAAGTGCCATTTTATCTCGCAGTATTTTCTTTTTTCTCTCGATTCTCTCGTTTCTCTCGCTCCATGTGTCTCCCAATTCGTAGCCATCGTCAGTGTCATCGTCTTCGCTCGTTGCGGTGTTCGTATCATCACCTTTTTTCCCGTTCTTATTTCTAAACCAATCCTCATATCCTCCATCCTGTTCGTCGTCATGCATTCTGAACTTTTCAAACTTCTCATTAAACCATTTATTAAAATTTTCAGAATCCATTTTCTGAAGTTTTTTATACGCCTCTTCTTCCGTTTTATAATATTCGCGGTCTTCCTTATTATGTGCAGTCTTCGATTTATTCTGGTTCAACTCGCGATCAATCACCGCGCTATATGAAAACCCCGTTTCTTTGTATTTCTTCTCATCTGGGAATCGAACTTTATAAATCTCATATACCATCTTATATGCTTTGGTGAAAAATAGAAAATATTCTTTTGGGAGACGCGACTTGTCGGGATGCATTTGAAGCACTATTACTTTAGCTTCGCGCAGATGTTTGTCATTGAATAACACAGGAATCTTAAAAAGATTCAAAATATCCACTAGTTCATAATTGTTTATATCAAGATCAATGTCCATTTTGTAGGGTTTGCGAGTTTGCGAGTTTGCGTGTTTCTGTGTATTACTATAATATGGTGACTTTATTTCTATATTTTATTCGTATAATATATAAAACATACGATGCCCAAATGTATAAAACAAAATACCAAGAAGTATAAATCTCGTAGCTCTCCTCCTTATTCGGCAATGGATTGCCAAGGTAAGACTATGATCGGCAATGATGGCGCAACATACGCATCAAAGCCTGATAAACGAGGCATATATCGCTGGGTAAAAAGCGGTGATGTCGCTACTAGCAAAATCCTTAAAAATAAAACCATAAGGGTAAAACCAAAACCATCTCTAAATGTATCGAATATCTCATCAACTACATGTTTATATAAAAAAACTGATTACGGAGTCATAAATGTTTCCAAATATATAAAGTGTATACCAAATGATAATCTAAAAGGTCAGTTAGATGCAGGTGTCGCAGCTACACATATATACGAAATAAATGATAATGCCGCCTTTCCGTTTGTGGTATTTGACTATGGTGGTAGAGTCGATATTTATAATAATCATTTTAATGAAGAAACGAATAAGGCCGAATTAAATAAAAAACTTATAGGTGTAAAATATGACCAAATATTTATTGGCGATAATGAATCGAATGACCCATATTGGAAATTTAAACGCGGAGTAGCAAAAGGAAATACTATTCTTTTACAAACCGGTAAAGATAAATACATGTTTATAGGCAAAGGTATTCTGTCTTTTTCTACCAAAGATGGCGACACTATTCGCAGGTATTATTCACCCATTGGTGGAAACTACGACTCATTTGCTTGTGCTGTTGGAGACAAATATGTATATTTGTTAAATGATAAAAAATATGTCCCGATCGGTGAGTTTGACATAAACAAAGATATCATTAAACAATATTATTGTTATGACTGCGAATACAAAAAATATAAAACAACGACATTGTCTATGAAAACGAATTACGCTCCTTTTTATGGATATTACTGAATTTTTTACTGAATTTTTTACTGAATTTTTTACTGAATTTTTTATTTTATTTAACACATATATATTTTTGCAACACATATATAAATATAATATACGTATACCATATATAACACCCCTCTGTAAATAAAACAATGAAACTTGGCTCATTTTTAGCATGCGCGCTTCTCGTGGCAAGCGGTGGTGTCGGCGTCGGCGTAACAAACGCCCTCACAATGATCGCCCCAGTTACTGAAAATTGCGGCAATGGTATTTTATGCACCGCTTCTCAAACTTGTATGAGTAATGCAACTGCGGTCGGTGCTGGTTTAGTATATGCATGCTCGCCGCTTCCTAGCGCAGTCCGCTGTATGGATGCACGTTTTTCTTGTCCAGCTTTATCAAATTGTGTTGAAGATTTAAAATGTATTTATGCTGACGGCAACTTAACCGACGCGGTTGTCAATGTCGACGCATTTGAAGTCGCCGAATTTCGCGACTTTGGTTCAGGGTTGAAACCGACTGCATTGAGTATCTGTGGTCCAATCACTGGCACTTTCCGCCTTCCCAACTTTTGCACGTGTAAAGATGCCCGGTTCGGTGGCGAGCTCGGATGCAGTATCGGTCTTCAAAATTATATATCAGTCGGTGCGTCCGCTTGGGTTATGCCTTGTGCGTCTCCCGCCAATTTTGGATATAAAGCATGGGCATCCGTTCTCGGTATGGGAACTAGTGTCGGAAAAACATGGAGTGCCTCATTTACGGCAAATATTCCTATTCCAGGTGCTTCATTTGAAATCGGCGTTGCTGATGTTGGTGCGCGTGCAGAGATATCTGCGGATATTAGTCGGTTTATTATTTCTACAAATCTTGCAATCGGTGTATGTGCGAGAGTGGGTATTGGATTTTTTTCCAAACAGATTTGCAATCCTTCCGCTCTGCGCTGGTTGCCTGTTACTATCCTGACCGGTCCTCGTTTTGATTTTAGCCAATTTTGCTGATAAAATATAAAATATAAATACATAATATATAATACATAAAATTGAATTAAATAATATAAGACTACCTTATATTATTTACACTACATCGGCTATGAGCAAGGAGAAAGAGAAAGAGAAAGAGGAACAAAAACAAGACACCGGCAAATACCGAACTAATACAAAAGACCAGTTTTATACATCGCCGCATGTCGCCAAAAAGTGTATAGAAATCCTTATTTCCCATCTTCACAATGCAGCACTACATTCGCCATCCCCAGTCCTCCCACTTTCTTCCTATCTATGGGTCGAGCCATCCGCCGGCAATGGTGCCTTCCTAAATAGCATCCCCGATACATACGACAAAATCGGTATTGATATTGAGCCAAGCGTTGGTTCTTCGAAGGAAAACATTTTAAAGCAGGATTTCCTGACATGGACGTTGCCTCAAACAAACGAAAAACCGGTTATTATTTTTGGGAATCCGCCCTTCGGTCGCCAGTCATCTCTTGCGAAGGCTTTCATTGCGCATAGTTGCAAGTTTCCGACCACGTCTACTATTGCATTCATTCTTCCCAGGTCTTTTGTAAAACCGAGCATGTCGTGTGCTTTTGAGTCGCATTTTCACTGCATCCATTCTAGCGACGTAGAGCGTAATGCGTTTGTGTTGGGGGGCAGCGGCGGCAATGCATCATACGATGTGCCATGTGTCTTCCAAATATGGCAAAAAAGGTCGGTGCCGCGCATAGTGCCTGAAAAGATTACTGAAAAAGGCTTTCAATATGTGAAAGAAACAGACCCTCGCGATATAGTGATTCGACGAGTTGGTGTATACGCGGGGCGGTGTTTTCATAGTGGGGGCGATATAAATAGTGCGACGGAATATAATAAACAGACGCATTATTTTATAAAATTGGATGAGCAGTTTGTTGCAGCGCAACATGTCAAAGAAATCGTTGACAACATAAACGCGCATGTATTCCCGACAAATACCACCGGTCCACGCAGTCTTTCAAAGCCGGAAATCAACGATGTTTTGAATGCGGTTATTGGTTCATGCACTCACGCAAACTTATAACCGACGCATGCTGCAAAAAAGGTTTCAATATCTGAAATACCCGAACCCGTCACTGACGCAATTGGTGCTTCTGTAATTCCACGAGCATACGCCAAAAATACCGGAATTCCATTCACCATTTTTTTATGTTTCAGGAAGGCGTATAGGTCGAAACATTCATCCACGTCGATTTCAAACATAGTTATATGTTCAGGCAACTCATTGGACTTCTTGTAGGAATACTCCTTGATTTTTTTGCATGGTCCGCACCAATCCGCAGTAAACTTAAATATAAGAATACCAGGATTATTTTCTAGTAGTGAAGCAAAATCATTTCTTGTTCCTTTGAAATTTAGAATCTTGTAATTATTGTCGATACGCGATACTACATTTTGCATTTCTTTTAGGGATGAAAGAGTTTTTACTACTATATATAATATTCACCTATTTTTCTAAGTTATTTTTTTGCGTTTTATATTTTATTTATTATTATTTTTAGATAATAATAAACACCAATAAATATATAATAAAAATAATATACAAAATAATATACAACATATAGTCTATAAAAATGGTAGATATTGAACCTATGCTTACATATGACTATTCTAAATTTGGAATTAAAAACATATATACTATATTGGTTGTTTTATATTTATCATACATTTATCCTATCTACGTGATTCTAAACTATAATGTGAAAACTGAAAAGACATGTATAAAAGAAATTGCAACTTATTTTTTAAGTGTTTTTAAATCAACTATATACAAAGTCTCCAAAGAAGATTTGAATCTAAGCAAAAATATAATGTATATGTCAAATCACTTATCATTAAGTGATTTTTTTACTGAACCGGTTATAACGCATTATAATTTGAAAAATATTGGTCTGAATAAAATGAGAATAATATTTCCGTTTTTAGGGTTACTGACTATATTTACAGATTATTGTATTTATTTTTCGGGCGAAAAGAAAAAAGAAGAAGTTGTAAAAAGTCTTAAGAGAATTGAAGAACATCGCATACAAAATACATCTAAAAATTTGTTATTATACCCCGAAGGAATGAGACGACCTCATCGTCCATATGTATCTGAACAACTAAAAAAGGGTTTTATTTATCATTCATTTGAGCATAATATTCCTATTCAAATTATTCATACGACAA